CCACGGATGCCGAAATCGGACGATCCGGGAATATTTTAGCCTCTGAACGAGGCAAGCACCATGTTTTATCATTGTATCTGGGCAGGATTCAGACTTAAGAGTCCGAAAATAGGATAGCTAAAGTCGACAGTCCCATATGACTGGGCGAGAGCAAAAGCACATCTCTTGATGGCTGTCCTCTTCCGCAAAAAGACCTTGCGGCCTTTGCGGATCTGTCTTGTAATGATCACAGGATCATTCAAAAGCTTCCCGATCTTTAGGCAAGCAGAGGGTAAGGGAACCCACTGCAGACCAAGCGGTCCGTCTTGCCACCATCCCTTAAGGAAAGTGGACGTCTGTATCGAATCACGCGGGAAATATTTGACGATGAAGCCAAGTTCTTTCCCAGCCTCGACAAGACTAGACAACCGTTTTCGGTTAATTAAAAACCAAACAAACATAGCAAGTGTGCTGAGCGAATTAAACGACGTTGTCGTCGTAATCCCAGTCGGCATTTGCGTGCCTGCCTGCCCCTTCGCGAAAAGACGGTTTTTCTTAAGAGTGTATCCAGACGAACAAGCTTCATAAGCTGTCCGAATGAACTCTTCCGGAAAACCAAAATTTTCTAAGACGGGTCGCATGAAGGACCTCATGGGTCCATCATCTTGGGTGTGATCAAATTGACTTTGATCAGCTTCCCCACCGAAAGTATCACCAATCCCGCCCCAGGCGACGAATGAATCGTCTCCTGACATGGCAAAAGTGGTGACACCTTCCAGTGCGACTCGCCCAATTTCAGAAAGGCCTGCCTGATTGTATCCAGAAGCAAAGAAGATACGAACAGGAACCCCAGCAATATCCCACACACGCCCGTCAAATCGGGTATGTAATTCGCTCGCAAATGAGCGAGCGAATCCGCCCATCATGGCGTGGGTTAAAGCTGGTAAATTCTGAATAGCGCGGGGCTTCATGGTTATGAATCCATTTACCTCTTTTTGTGAAGAGATGGTTTCATTCCATTTCAAGTTTATAGTTTTGCGCGGGAATTGGATCTTACCTTTCATATCTTCGTCGTACGCGACTCCGATACGCAATCCTTTCTTTCCCATGAGTTGAATGTTGTCATGGACGCTGTACACCGCACAACGTCCCCCATCAAGAAGATGGGTGACAAAGAATGCACCCAACTCAGCCCATCTCGCATGTCTCTCTTCGCTCTTGTGTTCTGAATCCGCAAACGGATCATTATGCACGCGGAAGAGGACAGCCGCCAACAAATTGGTTTCATTGTTAGCGGGTTGCTGCAGTAAGCGTTGTGTGATCAGGACCGGATGGATAACATTCCTACCGGCCGGACGCCCCAATAAATGGAACGCCTCTTCAATCGTGACCTCACAGTTGTCCACAAAGACAACAATTTCACCGCGTAGATTCTTTGGACCGGACACCATGACAGATGTGTACGACGGTAGCGTTTCAAACTCAGGGATATCTGAAACAAAACCGGACACGTCCTCAAGAAGTCCGCCCTTAGAAAATACGTCGCGAAACTTCGCGTACCGCATACCACGCTCGTCAGTAAAATAGTTCCACCCGAGATGTAGAGCCAATGCTGACAAACGACCGAACCAGCCTAAGCTACGCAACCCCCAACAGGTTGCGTGCAAGAAAAGGCGGCCACAAGGATTTACGTGTTCCACGGAGACCATGGCTTCAAATGCAACCCCGGTTAACGCGCACGGCTCAGAGATGAACGCGAGTCCTTCCTCCAGAAACGCTGAGAGGAGTGGGAACCGTGGACAAATCCAAGACGCCGGTTTAGACCAGGCACGAGCCAAGTACCCAACGCCTAAAACGCCAGTACCGAAACCAGCCAAAACCTTGATGTTCCAAGGTTTTGACATTTGATTATCTGCGCGCCTCGCACTTACCAAAAGCGCCTCAGGACGAACATGCGCTTGACGCAAGGAGCGTAAAGCTTCAGTGTCCTTCCAGCGATTTGCATAAATGCACGCCATCGATGTCCCAATCAATATGTCTTCGTATTGAAGGGGGAACCGTGAACGAAGTTCGCAGATCCAGGGAACAGAATCGAAATCTTTTCCAACTCTGACCTGAGCCATGTCCAACAATTGTCCGTTTGGAATTTTACGGATAAATGCTGGACTGATCTTCAAAAACGTCTCAATGACACAATTAACCTTTCTCGTTGAGTAGAAAGGAACGTAACCCATAAAATGGTACGTTGTGTCCAAGACAATGACCTTTACAGTACCCGATGGAACAGGCATCGGCTGTAAAGGAATGGCTCCAGTCTTAGAACGTGCTAAACGCACGATCTTATATGGCCCAACGGAGCCGACTGGTGAAATATCAACGCCTTGCGAAGTGCGTTGGGATAGCCATTCCGGCCAAGGATGGGGGGCATAGCAACCAGATTCAGAATCCGGCGACGACAAAACCAACCCCTCATCGTTCTTGATGAAGACTTGTTCAACGAGATCGCGACCATCAGGTCCAACCAGCGGTTTATCACCACCAGCTTGACCATGAAAGAAGCGACCGATCCAATAGACCACTCCAGTAGAAGAGGAAGAAATGAGCTCAAGAGCAAACTTCTCGTCAAAAACGGAGAGTGTTGACGGTCCGGCCTGGTAGATGTCAACGCAAATGACGACGTCATAAGGAGGTTCAAAAGAACCTCCCCGAACGTTGCCTCCGCGTGCGGCGTCTCCGCCAACGGCCTGGTCAGGTCCGGAATGCCAATCAATTGACATATTCCGGCTTGACACCAACCGTCCTTCCACCAAGACTTTTCCAAAAGGGGCAGAGGTCGCTGGATTGTATCCGAGAGTACGTGGACTCCCGAACACATCCCAGGCCTTAAGGGTCTTCTTTCCTTTACCGACACGAGCTATCACGCTAATGACGGCCGCCTCCCGACACGCCGCACTAAAGGCATGCGGATTATGGAGACCATTGAAGGAATGAGACTCAACTCCCAATTGAGAAAGAGGATCGATAATGTAACTATCGCACTTCGCCACGCCAACCTTGCGTAGAGAAGCCCAATGTCCAATATCTTGGAAAACAAGTCCTTGAGGATGCGCCGTGGGCGCTGCAACCGCGGCAGGGTCAGTACGCTGACCATTGTCGCGGGCCGGCCCCTGAGGGGACCGGTTTCCATTACGCATGGATGAATTATTTTGGCGAAACGCGCCGGTAACCAACCCATTAACGAGGTGTTGA